GGTATGTTCGTACTTCCTACATTTGGATTGGGCGTTATCGCTAGTTCGTTGAATGTATTCGATAGCTCCTTAACATTCCCAACCATCCAAGTATTCGACACAGAGGCAGAGTTTATCAATCAAACGAACGCACCCGACTACACCATCGTCCACGCAAAAGACACCGACAAGTTGTATGTTTGGACAGGTTCGGCTTGGAGAGTATTTAATCAAAATTAGTAAATATTTAATATGAGTACATTAACTTCAACAACTTCAACAACTCGTCCAACTTTGGGAACAGGTGATGTAGGTAAGTCTTACTTTGAAACCGACAGTAATAAAGTATTAGTTTGGGACGGTACTGGATGGAACGAGTGGAACGCCGACTTAGTTTTAACTCCTGGTTTTAATAATAATAACTCGGTCGATCTTGCCGGGGATGATGATATAGTAACTTGCGGAAACATAGCCTCTATTAATTCTGCTTCCAATGTATCTATATCGTGTTGGGTTAAAGCTGATACTTTCCCTGGTTCGCCTTTTAATAGCTTGTGGGGCGGAGGTAATACAGGTGGAAACGCTACGGGTCGTTTTTGGCTCACAGCAAATAGCGGACGTTTCAATATCTACAATGGAGTTACGCAAAACTTTTCATTTACAACAACAGTATCCACAGGCACTTGGTATCATGTAGTAGCTGTTGTAAGTGGTTCAAGTAATTTCACCCTATATGTAAATGGTTCGCAAGTAGGGACAACCGTAACCACATTCACTTCCCTAACTTCTGTAAGTGGGAACAACTTTCAAATAGGTGGAAACCCTACATACGATCCTTACTTTTGGGATGGTCTTATAGATGAGTTTGCGGTCTTTCCCTCTGCGTTAACATCCTCTCAAGTAACTACTATATACAATAGCGGCACACCTGATGATTTATCAACTCATTCTCCTACTGTTTGGTTGCGAATGGGAGATGATAATGGAGGAATTGGTTCTTCAGTAACCAACCAAGGAAGTACGACAACCACAAACGATGGGTCACTAAACAATGGGGCAACCTTCTCTTCAACCACTCCATAATTTAAGACTATGAGAACATATGTAATTATAGACGCATCTGAGGTTAGCTCGGTAGACTTTAGTCAAGTATCTGAAACCTCTGCCGACACACTTTGCTACTCAGTCGATGGCTCGAAAGCACTACTCAAGTACGAAGGCACACAACCATCCTTCCTTAGCGGTAAGACCGAATACACGCACTCTGAGATACTTGCGATCCTAGCGGGTGACGAGTGGACGAGTGACGAGATTAGCTGATGGCTCCTAACATCAGCGAGGATACGAATGTAAAGACACCGCTGGCGTTTTTACTGAAGGTCTTTGGAGGGACCATCTTCGTGGTTTATTCAGCGATGTTGATCTACGCTCGATTAAATACCCTGGAGATGGAGATCCTTCGCCTCAAGCATGAGATGGAGATGAACACGGAGTTTCGTGTGAAGTGGCCTCGCGGAGAACTTGGTGCATTACCCGATGATGCGGAGCAAAATATGCGACTCCTATTTATCGAGAAGCAAGTTAGTAAGCACGAGGAATTGATGGACGAAATCCGCTACGGAACTGCTCGGTGAAATGGGCGAAATACTTCTTATGTTACTTACGGGGGGCGGTAGTACGGCTCTTGGTGCTATGCTCAAGGGCGGGTTCGGAATGCTATTTGAGGGCCGCCGCCAAAAGCACGAGTTGGAAGTGGCCAGAGAAAGCCGTGCAAATGAAAATTTTCTTAAGCTCCAAGCTGAGTTGGCTAAAGGAGGTAATAATGAGTTCCGGGATTTTTCTCGTAGAATTATTGCTTTTATCGGTATTGGTACTTTGTGTCTCTGCATCTTGCTCTGCACCGCGTTTCCCCAAGCTGAGTTCCTCTCCATCACAAATGCACACGGAGAAGGTCGGACAGAATTACTCTTTGGGGTCGTCTCATGGCCAGCCAGCCAAGACCCAATCACACTATCGAGTGGACACCTGGCATACATGGGGCAAACAGCCCTTATGGGAATCCTCGGCTTTTATTTCGGGCCATCGCCTCACAAAAGATAAATGAATATGATTGATCGAGTCTCAGTAGCTGGAATGAGCGGTACAGCCGCCACCTTTGGTTTATCCACACTCGACTCCTTCCTGGGTATCGCAGTAGGTGCGGTGACTCTCGTCTATATGAGCATCAAACTCTACCAAGAGATCCGCAAGAAGTAGATGAGCAGATACCGAAGTTACGGCAAACTAGACGATCCATTCGTATCGGAGGGGGATACCTTCTTTTTACGGATGAATGCTCGTCTGCGCCCTAACCAGTTAAAGCCTGGTGAGGTTGCCCTGTCCAAGAATGGACGGATGAATGATGATGGTACTTGGCAACCCCGCAAAGGATTATCGACTCTCTTTGGATCGATAACATCGGGAGAAGATGCGATTCGTGTTCCCTACATTATAACCGCTGGACAAAGAGATGCATCGGGCATCGTTACGCTGGTATTGGATGACATACCGAGCCTTGCATTTATACCAGGTGAAAACATAACAATCGCAAATCTTGGATTTACCAATGCGACCAACCCGAATGGTACATTTGCATTGGTTTCTATAAACTTCACGACCAAAACTATTACTTACTTAGATGGTTCTACCGGTGAGGCCGAGGCGTTTACATTGGCCAATAATTCAGTAGGTCAAACCTCAGTAGCATCGATGGGAAATTCGATTGCCACAACTGAAGGATTTACCCTGAACGATGATGGAGTAAATGCAGTTTTTGGATCAGCCGTTTATTCCGATGCCTCATCAAATAATGATGATTATATATTCTCATCGACAAACAATTTAGCTGTCATCATTCGCTTAAAAGACTCTGCACTTTTTAAGTGCCGGTACGAAGGAGGGGGAGAAACAGTAGATGGTCCTGTCGGAATGACTCAAGGGTTTGACAAGATGTTTATCTTTCGGTCCCGCAAAACAACTCTTTCAGCCTCCCCAAAACTTAATTATCGATCTGTCAGTACAGCTTCACAAAGTGGTCAGGTAATAACTGTAAACACATCTGCCGATCATGGCCGAGTAGTCGGTGACTTTGTCACGCTTACAAACTTTACAGGCTGGCCAACTCACAATCCAAATAACTGCTATCAGATAAAGACTGCCCCAAGTACAACATCTTTTACAGTTAAGATGGAAAACTCCCAAACTGTTGCCAGCTTCAATGTAAGTGGCGCACAGGTTGAATACTTTGAGGACTTTACGCGAGTAAGCAAAGGAGCATATACAGCCCCTCAATACTTTACCGACACATCAGCTACAGCCACAAACGGAGTGGTTACCATGAATATCGGAGCAGGCCACAACCTGCAAAAAGGTGACGAGATTACCGTCCGCAACGGAACATCTCCCTACGAGTTATTTGAAAATCAAAAAGCGGTAGTCACATCAGTTTTTGATTCATCGGGTAGTGCTGTAAATCCATTTTTAAAGTTCACCTTTAATCTTGGCGTACAGGATGAGTCCACAGGTGCATCGCTTACAGTTAGTAAAGCACTAGCAATCGGAAAAGGCTTCGTACATATGCCAGCCGCTCCTTGGGGAGAATTTCACCAGCGTAGGCTCTGGGTTCCATACTGGTATACCTCCGACACTATCCCTGCGGACCGAGAAATTAGGGATGAATTAGCGGCATCCGATATATTCGATTCAGACACATTCGACATTATAGGAAATCAATTCCGAGTATCTGCCGGTAAGAGTGATTACCTGGTAGGGCTTCAGCCTTTCACGCAAGATAGCATTGTCGCATTTAATCGTAAATCGATTCATCTGTTAACGGGCGTAAGTGGATCTTTATCTGATGTATCCACTAATGTGGTAACCAATGAAATAGGTGCATCGGCTCGAAAATCTATCGTCCAGGTAGCAAACAAAATTCTATTCTTATCCGACCAAGGAATTTACAGCGTAGAGTTCCTAGACGCTTATAATTTACGAGGAACAGGCACACCAATATCGGAAACAATTCAGCCATACATAGATCGAATTAATCAGGACTATGCTCACCTCTCCTGTGCAGTTTATTTTAATAACAGATACTGGATTGCTTTGCCCTTGGATTCTGCTCCGGGTAATGGCAATGGTAGAAAGTTGAACACCATTATAATATTTAACTTTGTGAATGGCGGGTTTGAGTCTATCGACTCTGTAAACTCTATAGATTTTGCAATTCGTGAATTAATCGTAGCTCGGGAAGGCGCACAAAATGCCTTGTACATAACCACCGAAGAGGGTGGAGTGCATCGAGTCGATTCTGTTGAGGGGGGCGATGTTGTATCAGTCACACCTGGACAGGCATCTGCTGAGACAATTCCAGTTATTAGTCAGCTAACCACTCGCCAATTTGATGCCGAGAGTATGGATCGAAAAGTATTCAGCCGGTCCGAGATTCATATGAAATCAAACAACTCTCAGACCGATAGTGCTATTGAATTTATAACCGAAGACCCGGACACCACTACCGCATCGATTAATGCTTCTACTTTACTAGGAAGCACCCTTGCCGACTCTGAGGATGCCTCCTTGAGGCTTAGGGTAAATAAGCGAGGCTTTGGGGTACAGGCAGACATTAAACCATTCTTAGGTCGCCCATACATTCGTGCAGTTAAAGTCGATGCCCGAATAACTGACCGATCAACCACATCTATTTCATAAGGTAAAATCATGGCTATATTATCAAGAGGACAATCATTCGCATCAGGCGATCAAGTAACCGCACAAAAACTGCAAGACATTGTGGATCTCGCAACCTTTGACGATCCAGCAGATGAGTCTACTATCGTTAAAGACCCAGGCACAGGTAAGCTCAAAGTACCAAGCAATGGCATCGGCTCAAACGAATTAGCAAGCGATGCTTCAACAGATGCCAATCGTGCAGTCGGTACCGACCATATTAAGGACAACTCAGTCACAGCGGCAAAGCTCAATAGTGCGGCAGTGAGTGTGCTAATGCCGACTGCATCGCTTATGCCTTACGCTGGGACATCGGCTCCTACAGGTTATTTCTTATGTGATGGGTCAGCAAAAAGCAGAACGACATACTCCGCACTCTTTGGGATCATCGGAACAACCTACGGCGCAGGAGATTTATCAACCACATTTAATATACCCGACCTTCGAGGCCGAGTAATTGCGGGTCAGGACGATATGGGCGGGTCTTCTGCTGATCGTTTGACAGGACTTTCGGGAGGCATAAATGGAGACAATTTAGGTGCAACAGGTGGTTCAGAATCACACCTCCTCACAGCCGCACAATCGGGACTACCCGAACACACGCACGGAGGGGGAGTTAGTCACACTAATACTAATGGTGCGGCGGGTGATGCGGCTTTTACTTATGTTACACAA